TTTTTGGTATTGATCCTCCAAAGTAAAACAATTAAAGTATTTACCTTCATAGAGGAGGCCAATAGTAGAGTCTGGCGACTCAGAAAAGCGATACAAAGTCAAATGCATTTCAAGGCGACTCATTTTTTTTTATTTAGTAGGTGATTGGTCAGCGTAGACAAAGAACCTTCAATACTAGATAATCGCGTTTCAACGCTTGCTCTAAATTGTTTGTCTACGCCGTCGTTTAGTTTTATGCTGCCATCAATTTCGCTGACTTTGGTCTCTAGTTTTGACAGCCTTTTATTTTGCTCCTTATCGACGAGTTTGTGTCCCAAAATACTGCCAGACCCACCAAGCCCAAGAGCGGCCAATAGTGTTGGCCAATCCTTAAACCATTCCTCCACGCTCCTATTATTTAGTAAGTTCTTGGAATTCATCAACGCTAATTGTCCCTTTGGCTAACATCCAACAAGCGGCCAAGGCTAAAATTAAACGAATACAAGATTTGATAAAACGCGGCTTAACTAGCCTACCGACCCCCCCATCCTTAGACGCAAGGTTGTCGCGTAGAGAGCCTATAAGGGGCGTTAGATCGGCGACGGTTGAAATAATTGTTTTTAAAATCATCTTTTTTTGTTCAAATATAAATATTTTTCGTTAAAATTGCGTATGGTCATTTATATAAATGGTGAAATCACGCAAGAAGTCGCTAACAGTGTTAGAGATCAACTTGCTAAATCAAAAGACCCTATCGAATTACATATCGACTCCCAAGGTGGAGACGTCTTTGCGGGTCTCTCAATCTATAATATGCTCCAGAGGCGTGAGGTAGAAGTCTATGTCGACGGATTGGCGGGGAGTATTGCCTCAGTCATTGCATTGAGTGGAGATGAGAGGCCGCAAATAAGTGAGACGGGAACTTTTGCCATTCATAATGCACTTATAAATCAAACGCAAGGCAATCATCACGAACTTCGACAAGTGGCTAACAGCCTCGAAAAGTTCAGCGAGATCGTGGCGTCTGTATATGAGAAAAAGACTGAGTTAGAAATTGAGGAGGTCAAAGAATTAATGAACACCGAGACCATTTTTACAGCTAAGGAGGCTGTAAAGTTAGGCTTTGCAAAAGAAATTTATGAGCCACTTAAAGCCGTGGCATATTTTAAAAATATAGATATGGGATTATTAAAAAATTTTAGAAACAACATGGCGACCCAAGAGGCTAGCGTAACAGAGGCACAAGCCGATAGCGTTAGCGCAGAGGTCGAAGAAGGTGACATCGTTGCCGCATTTGATGAGGCACAAGTTGCCGAAATTACGGCTATTGTTGAGACCGTAGTCGCTGAACTTATGGCGGGAACTGAGGAGGTAGTAGAAGCAAAGGTCGGAGAAGTGACCGCGCAAATACTTGATAAAGTAGTAAGCGAAGGAAGCGCTCCATTAAAGAAATCAATTTCACAGCCTACGCAGCCAATGAATGGCCTACAGGCATTTTATAACGCGAAAGCAAAAATCAAAAATAGCAAAATATCATGAGTGACATAACACCAATCACCCAGAACGCCAACGGAATAATTCCGATACCTAACTACCATTTACCCGTAGTTCTTGGCGCAACAACCATCGATCGAGGATTGATGAACGTAAGACCTTCTTATATGGATAAGGTCGAGATTATCAAAATGGACTCAAGCGCTAACAGCTTGCACGCTCCCGTTTCAACACCTACCACAGGCGTAGGCGATTACGCTATTACTAATAGGTTAATCACTACAGGAGATATCATGTATTATAGGGAGTTTAACCCGCTCAGAGATTTTGAGAATGAGTATGAATGGCAGTATAGCACAGGCCGCCAAGTAGACGCACGCCTTGCCGCAGTTACACAAACAGCTATCAACGAGTTAGCATCTGGCGACATTGCTGACGGTATGGAAAATTTGATCTGGAACGGTGACACCACAAGCGGAAGCGCTTGGCTATCTAGATTTGACGGTTTAATTAAATTACTTGACGCGGACAGCGACACAGACTTAAATAATGTAACCTTTGGCGCTGCTTTGACAGCTGCTAATATCATTGCAAAATTAGAGGCTATGATCGCCGCCTGTCCTAGCAGAGTTTTGGAGAATCTTAATATTAAATTTGTTGTTTCTCACAAGGATAAGCAAAAATTATTTGAGGCTTACAGAGATGCTACTATCACAAAAGGTATAAATATAATGGATGCGGGAGTTCCAACGCTTGCGGGTATTCCTGTTGTGTCTTGTGGTATTCCAGAGAACAAGGCTTTACTTGGAGTATTCAATAACGGCCGAGATGGTCAGCTACAAGCTGCGACTTGGATGGATCAAGACAGAGGTATTGTGGTAGATAGAATTGCTGCTAACTCAGAAGACTTTTTTATAAAGGCGTTAGTTAAGTTTGGCGTTCAGTATACTAGAGGATCTGAAATCGTTTACGGAGTTCAGTAATGAGTTGCGCGGGAATCTTTGAGGGCGCGACCGTTAGTTGCGCGTCGCCCCTCGCCGTCGGAATAGAACAAAGATTATTTTTAGCAAACCTAGATGATATTGAAGAAGGTGGGATCACAAAAGACCCCTCACAAAGCAATCTCATTACAGGCATTACGATGAAATCGGGTAAAACCTTTTTCGAGTTTGAAGGCTTAAAGCAATCTATATCATTTCAAGAGGAATTTGTCCCAAAGCCTTTTTCAACGGCCTATAAATTGACCGTCGACTTTTCTGTGTTTGATGTTTCAGCGTCACAGCGTAGAAATTTAGAGGCTATGGTATTCCAACCCCAAATAGCTATTTTATTCGGGCCCAATGACTCGAGTTTAGATAATGGTTTTTGTAATGTATTAGGCGTACAGGCGGGATTAGATGTTATTACTAGCATTCGTATTCCCGCCGATAATGAGACAGGCGGAGCGTACAGAGTACAGCTTGCCACGCCAGATGCGGGGGGAATTGAGACTAATTACTCAATGCCATTTTTTGTCACAGACTACGCGACAACGCTTGCGGCTGTAGTTGCATTAAAATCATAATATGGGAAATCTAAGACAGTCAAATTATAAGTCTGTTTTTCTTCAAAACCTCGAGGCCAAGCGTCTCGGGGTGAAGAAGGAAGTCGAGGCAAAGCCAACGGCTAAAAAGACTTACAAAAAGAAAAAGGTAAAAAAATAGATGGAGTTTTTAGGATCATTCGGCGCTAAGCCTACATTTCAGCGCATCGCTACGCCACGCGATACCGTTGATAATATTATCATGTACGGCGTAGACAATTTGTATCCTCAATTCATCGAATCTATTTTTAATTTAAGCCCAATAACAAAAAGCGCTGTCAATTTGATGGCGTCTTTTATTAGAGGCGACGGCTTTGAGAATGGCGACATCGAAGTCAATGAACGCGGCGAAACGGCTAACGATATTCTTTGGTCTATCTCTAACGATCAAGCCTTATATAACGGCTACGCTTTGCACTTAAATAGCAGCGGCCTTGGATCAGTCAAAACCGTTGAACATATACCTTTTGAGTTTGTACGCCTTGGCTTACCAGATCAAAAGGGACGCATTAGAGATGTGCGAGTATCTAATAATTGGGAGTCTAGCAATGAGCAAGCCTTACCAAGTGACAAGCTAAACGCTGTCAGATACTTATTATTTAACGATGCAGACAACGGCCGTGAGGCGCTCACATCAAACAGGGGTATGGTATTATATTCCACACCTAAAAAGAACGAGTACGCACTCAGCTCCATTGATCCAATTATCGAAACAGCGCAAAGCGATAACGAACTACAAAAGTTTGAACTTGGAAACATCACCAACGGCTTTTTATCTATGTCGATCTTCAAGTATCCAAGCGCGGGAGATAGTGAAGAACAAGAGGAGGCAATTAGAAAGCGTTTAAATGAATTCCGTGGGGCAAGCCATGCCAATAGTGTCCTCGTGATAGGGGTGGACGAAGATAGTGAGAACACTCAAAATCTTATTGAACAAGTACCGGCTAATAATAATGACAGCCTCTTTATTAATACGACTCTAAACGTAAAAAATAGAATATTACAAAACTTTGCTTTGCCGTCTGGCTTGATGGGAATGCTCCCAGATGGGGCTGTGTTTACCGCTACTCAGTTGGCGGATGAATATGTTTATATGAACCTACGAACCAAGGACACGCGAAACCACATAGAGCGACAAATGGCAAAGCTAGGTTTAGACCTTGGCAAAATTATACCTAATCAATTCGAATCTTCTCAAATGGCAGACAATGGCGTTACTACAGGATAAATTATTGTTTACAAAGGCCGACATTGCAAAGGCTCGAGAGATTAGCGCTAATATCACAGACGCGAAGATAGAGCCGTATATAAGAGAGACCCAAAGCCTTTCAGTTAGAACCTTCCTAGGCGATCAACTTTACCTATTACTATTAAATGACTATACGGTTTCTAGTAATCAATTTGGATCACAACGCTTTACAGACTTATGGTTCGGTTCTGACTATACGAACAGCAATGGAATAACCGTG